CGGTGATCGGCGGGCGAGGTGTACCCATGAAAGCATCAATAAAAATGCAGCCGAGCGGTTCAGGAATCACGATGGGCTGCGTCCTCCCCAGCGCGATCAAGTGTCCCAAGTGCGATTACAAGGGGCACGGCCAATTGACCACCCAACAGCGAGCCTACTGCCCGGTCTGTTTCGACGAGTTCATTCGCCAGCACGTCCCTGAGCTGGTCCCCGACCCAGAAGGCAACCCCTTCGCCCCCAATAGCCAGTTTGTTTACCTCTAACCACTTCCGCCGCCCAGCGCGGCCCACACTCATTTCAATATCTAACAAGGGCGGTCCTGAGCGGGCTGCAGGAGCTACTGATGGACGAAATTCACTTTCTGTCGCACGAAGAGGTATGCACCCTAACCGGTGCCAAAACGAAAGCCGGCCAAATAACAGTGTTAAAGCGGAACGGGATTCGGCACACGATTAAAAGAAGTGGTTGGCCATGTGTCATTGCGTCAGCGCTGACTGGCGAAGCCGTGACCACCACGACTCCAGGCAAACCTAAATGGCAGCCACGGCTGGTGGGATAAATGGGAAGAAAGCCGATTAATCCCGACAGCATCGCACGCCTCAGAAAGCGTAAACAGCGCAGCGGGGTCGTCTATTACTACTATGACCTCGGAGGTTCACCGCGAAAGGAAATCCCACTGGGCTCTGACTATGGCATGGCGATCGTCGAGTACGCCAAGCTGGAGAAGAGCCGAACATCCTCGGCTCTCGTCCAGCAGGTGCTGACCTTTGCGTATGTCGCGGAAAAGTACATGGCTGAGGTCGTGCCCACCAAAAGCCCGGCAACACAGAAAGACAATGCCAGGGAGCTGAAGCAACTTCTGAAGTTCTTCGACGATCCGCCAGCACCGCTGGAAGCGATCGAACCTCAACACGTCGTGCAGTACCTGCGCCAGCGAGGCAAGACTGCCCCTGTACGAGCAAACAGGGAGAAGGCGCTACTGAGTGCTATCTGGAATTTTGCGAGGAGCGCCGGCTACACAGCGCTGGCCAACCCGTGCGCGGGCGTCAAGGGTCATAAGGAAGTTGGGCGAGACCATTACATCGAGGACGAAATGTTTGCCCTGGTTTACAGCCACGCAGAACAGCCGTTGCGCGATGCTCTGGACCTATTCTATCTGACTGGGCAACGAATCGCGGACACGCTGAAAATGGATGAGCGCGATATACGCGAAGGCAGGCTATGGGTTCAGCAAGGCAAGACGAATGCAAAAAGGAGGATTGAAATTACAGGTGAGCTGAAGGTGGTCATTGACCGCATTATGACCAGAAAGGAAGGACACAGGATCCGCACCTCCAGGCTGATCGTTATGGATAACGGCCAGCCCATGACGAGCAGTATGTTGCGGGGAAGATTTGACGCGGCACGCGAGGCGGCCGGTGTGGAGAAGGGAGAATTTCAGATGCGAGACCTGCGAGCGAAAGCCGGCACGGATAAGGCTGAGTCGAGCGGCGATATCCTTCAAGCCCGCGATCAGCTCGGGCACACCACCGTGGTGATGACCGAGAACTACATCCGCAAAAGGATCGGGAAAAAGGTCACTCCAACCAAGTGAATTCTGCACCGCAATTATTTTTACCCCCTTGAATTTAAAGGGCTGCAAGGCAGGTAAATAACGTGTCATGCGGTGCAGAATTATTTATAACTATCTGTTTATAAAGGATAAATTTACGGACTTCCAGTCCTGCATGTTGAAGAAGCCAGACTTGGCGCTCACCCAAAGGTTGAGGTGCTTCGTTTTGAAGGTGTTGGTGAACCGAGCCGAGCGGATCGCCCGCGCCTGCTGGCTTTCCAGGTATTCCTGGAACACTGACACGCCGTGGTTGGGGTTGGCCTTGGCCAACATCTTGGGGTCGGTCCAATCGTCGCCCTCATCAAGCGTCCAAATCCAGCCGAACAGTTCGTCGTCTGGGACAGTGCCCTCCAGCATCTCAATTACCTGGCGACGCTTGTCATAGCAAGGCCCCTCGATATCGGCGCCGGAAGTGGTGATGATGAACATCAGCGGTTGCCGGCGGGCGCCCATACCGGTGAGCATGGTGTCGTACTGGGCCGAGGTGCGGTGCTCATGATATTCGTCCACGATCGCGCAACTGGGTGATGCGCCGTCACCAGGGTCGCCAATAAGTGGCTCGAAGCGACTGAAGTCGGACGGAATATTCATGTTCGAGGCGTTGACCTCAATGCCCGCCGCCTGGACCAGCATCGGTGACTTGGCCACCATCAGTTTCGCAGGGCGGAAAACCTCCCAAGCCTGCTTCTCAGTGGTGGCACCTGCGTACACCTCGGCGCCGTACTCACCATCCGCAACGAACATGCTGATGCCGACACCGGCCGCAACTACCGACTTTCCGTTCTTGCGGGGAATCTCCCAGTAGCTCTCACGAAACCGGCGGTACCCGCCCTTCTTCTTGACCCACCCGAAGGTGACGGCGAGACCGAAAAGCTGCCATGGCTCAAGGCTGATTCGCTGACGCTTGAACGCCCATTCACCCTTGGTATGCGGCAATAGCTGAATCAGCTTGAGTTTTTTCTCAGCCTTCGCTGGATCGAACTTGAATCTGAACCCGCGCTTGCGGCTGGCTGCCATGTCATCGAAATGGCGCTGCACTGCTTGATGGATGTAGCGACAAGCTGGCACTTTCCCACGCAGCAGAGACCTACCCCACACCATCGCTTTATCAACGTTGGGGTGGGCGGACTTGGCCATTCAGGATCTCAATAGTTCGGCGAATTCGTTGGTCTCTTTTTCCTTGTTTCCTCCGATCAGACGTGTGCGGCTGGCTGGATCAAGGCCGAGCATCGACCCGAACGTAACCATTTGCCGCATCGTTTCGTTCGCCGCGGTCAGTGCCGGGTTTTTCATCGGTCCGCCGGTGGCACCGGTAACCACGATGCCGTGGGCCTGGACTGACTGCTGCGCCATTCGCCAGTTGTCGTATGCAACGCAGAACGCTTCGACGTTGTGTAAATCAGTTATCGCAACCACGTTTTCGCGCAGAAGCTCGGGAACAATCATCTTCCACATCTGCGAAGCGCGGTCGCTGAGCCATTCGGGCGGATCAACATTTGTGATCTTCGAAAAAGCGGGCTCGGCCTTATTCAGCGCGCGTTTGCCGGGATTTCCGGCTAGTGCTTTCTTGGCGGTCGGCTTGGGTTTGCGACCACGGCCGGCGACCGTGGCGGTACCTCCCATCGCGCAACTCCAGAATTTTTAATTTCGCGGGTGTAAAAAAACGACTGAGGGCGCGGTCTAGAAACGAAAGGGACCAGACTTTTGACCCTCCCCCACCGCACCAGACTGGTGCGCGCACCATATCGGTGCATTTTCGTGAAATCTGACGAGAATCATTCTCGTTTCGTTCAGCGGGAGCGGGAAGCCTGGGGGTTGCCCCATCCACCGTCCTCTGCCGCCGTCTTCCTGCTATGACAGGCGTGGCACAGGCCTTGCCAGTTGGATCGAACCCAGAAGGCATCCTTGTCACCACCGTGAGGCACGATGTGATCGAGGTCAGTTGCCACGACTACCAATCCTTGGCGTTCGCACTCAGCGCACAGCGGATGTTTGGCAAGGTAGGACTTACGCGCCTGCTGCCACTTATAGCTGTAGCCGCGCTGGCTGCTGGTCTCGCGTTGCTTCTCACGCTGCTTCACTTCGAACTGCTTGCCTACATCCTTGTGGGCGTCACAGTACCGAGGGTTGCGGGTCAGTGTGTTGCAGCCCTGGGCATTGCATGGCTTCTGCGGCCTCAAAGGCATGGTGTGCCGTCCAGGTAAGTGTGGGGCTGTGCATCAGGGTCTTCTGGCTCTTCTTCACTCAGTGCGTTGATCAGAAGCATCTGTTGCTCTGTCATCAGCCGAAGCAGTTCAGTTTGCTTGCGCATCTCTTCAAGGATCGCAGCACCGTTCGGCTGAAGAGCCACCTGAATGCCAGGTTGACTTACCAGCAGGTTGCACCCAATCCGCTGAGCAAATGGCTCAAGGCTCTTGGTCACTCGTTCGTGCTGGAGGATTGTCATAGGTTTCTCTGGGTAGATCACCAGCAGATCGCCCTTGCTCGGTGTCAGCTTTTGTATCTGGCTTAGCAATGAGTTGCTGTGCTCGTTCATATGCCACCTTGCTCCACTTCTTGATCCACTCGCGCCGGGCTGCGCAGCCACTACACGCCATGAGGTATGACCCGTTCGCCGCTGGTAAGAAGGTTCGTACCGTCCGACGGGACATTGGCACAGCCTTCAGTAACCAGGCACCCGCCGAGCGCGTACTGACGATCCTCATCAGCCAAGGCGGTGACCTCAACCATGAAGGTGGGAACTTCGTGTGGGTAGACTTCAATGGTCGCCTTCCAAAGCCCGCCAACATCTGCACGCAGTGTGACGCTCGTAACACCACTCAGCTCACTACCATCGGAGAGAATCACCTTGGTGCCCTGGGCTGTGTGCGGGGCGTTCGGGATCTCTTGGGGGCCTGGTACGATCGTGGCCACACGAAGAGTCTTTGTGTCGGTCATGAATTACTCCACTGTGCAGCTCGGCCAGATCGACCGGGCAAA